TAAAGCAGTTAAAAATAATCTATGGATTACAGATCCAGAAGAAGTAGACGATCCAGAAGTACTACCTGAATTACCGGGATTTCATGTACTGGTACGTCCAGTATCTGTTAAGAGCCAAACAAAAGGTGGTATTCTTTTACCAGACTCAACAAAGGATGATATATCATACCTTACGACTGTAGGTAAAGTCCTATCTCTTGGTGATTTAGCTTATCTGGATAAAGATAAGTTTCCTGCTGGAGCATGGTGTAGTATAGGAGATTATGTGTGTTACGGTAAACATGCGGGTACAAAGCTTTTTTATAAAGGTGTAAGATTAATTTTACTGTTTGATGATCAAATTACCATGAGAGTTGAAGATCCAAAAGATCTAGATCCTACATTTAATTTGGGAAATCGTTAATTTTATGGTATAATATAGTTACGTTAAATCGTTGAACTCGTAGACAACGGAGGTTATAATGAATGAAGAAAAAGAAGAATGGGGAAATATAGAAATCCCGAATGAAGAGCAGAAAGAAATTGAATTTGAAATAGAAGAGGAAGCTGAACCAGAACAAAAGGCAGAACCTCAGAAAGAAGAGAAGCCACCAGAGTTAGATGGTATCGAAACAAAGGGTGCTGAAAAAAGAATAAGACAATTAATAAGACAAAGAAAAGAAAGAGATGAACAGATTACTGCTCTCATCCAAAAAAATGAGGAACTTTCAGGAAGCCTCAGAACAAAAGATAAGGAAGTAACTCAAGTTAATAAATTAAGTCTTGATGCTTCTGAGAAACAATTAACTGATAAACTTGAGCTTGCCAGAACAGTTTATATGGAAGCTTTTGAAGAAGGAGAAAAAGAAAAGCTTTTAAAAGCACAAGAGATGTTGAATGAGGCACAGACAGATCTGAAGGCAGTATCTTCTGCTAAACGAAATTATGAAGAAATAGAAGAAGTTGCTCCAGTACAACCTCAACATCAACCTCTTCCTCAACAAACTACTGATCCTAGAGCCGAAGAATGGGCTTCAAAGAATAGTTGGTTTGGACAGGATAATATAAAGACTGCTGCTGCATTGGCTATAGATGCAGAACTTAAAAGCGAAGGATATGATCCTACTGACAATGATTTTTATCAGGAAATTGATAATAGATTAAATAAGGCTTTCAATCAAGAAAGTCAGGAACGTGTGCAGGAAAATCCGTCAACACCTGCTCAAGTAGTATCGGGGGCTTCACGTTTGTCTCCATCCAATTCTAGTAAAGTTAAACTATCTAAAGAAGATGTAAGACTTGCACAGAAATGGAATATACCACTTGAACAGTATGCTGCCGAAAAGCTGAAGGTTTCAGATGCTGATGGCAACTATACTAATATCACTTAAACGTGGAGGAATGAAATATGACAACACGAAATGAAACACGTAGTAATACTAATCGGGAAGCTAAAACAAGAGAAGAAGAATATGTCTTTGAGGAGCCAGATGCCCTTTCTGTACCAGATTCGGTACAAGCAAGATTTGACGCAGAGGATATGTCTTTACGTTGGATACGCATATCTGTAAAAGGACAAGATGACATCACTAATGTTGGTAAGAACCAGCAACAGGGATGGGTCTTCGTAACTCCTGATGAAGTTCCTGAAATGGCAATTACATCCTTCGTAAGGGAAGATGGTCGTTACCAAGGTGCAGTCTGTCGTGGAGATGTAGCTTTGGCTAAGAAACCAACTGCCAAGGTAAAGGCCAGACAGAAATTCTATGAGAAGAAGGCCAATGATATGATGGATGCAGTTAATGCACAACTAATGAAAAGCTCTGATTCTCGTATGCCAATTTCTAATTCAAGTAAATCAGTAACAACCAGAGGTCGGCAACCTTCTTTTCAAGACTAGTCGATCTCTAAACTATAAGGAGATGAAACATGTCTACTACAAAAGCATTTCGTGGCTTCATCCCTGCTCGTATGAAAGGTGGTGCTTATAATAATGAGGCAGTGACGGATATGATCACACTAACCTCAACAGGACAAGCACAAACTCCTAGTAATAGTATTTTTACTGGTGATCCAGTAGTATTACCGGGAGCTAACTTTACAACTATATCTCCGTATATAGCAGCAACTCTTAAACCTTCAGGGGTTTTTATGGGTTGTCAGTATGTGGAAAATGGAGAGCAAAAGTTCTCCCGGTATTGGCCGGGTGGGACGAGTGCCACAGACGTTAAATTTTTTGTAATAACAAATCCTGATCAGACTTATTACATCCAATGTTCTTTATCTTTATCGGCTGCTGAAGCTGCTATTGTAAAGAACTACACAGCTACAGTTAGTTCTACTGCCTCTTCAGGTAGTACTGTTACTGGACAATCAAGCTATTACTTGCTTGCTGCTAGTGGTGCAGAAACTGAACTAGCTTGCCGTGTAATTGGTCGTGCTAAGTTTCCTGATGAGGGCAATGACGATGCATACCCAATCGTAGAGGTCTGGTTGAATACACACCGTGATCGTTACGTGACGGCTACGGCATCTACGGCTTAATAGGAGGGATTAATCATGGCTATAAATAGAGCTAGTATTAGCAAAGAACTCCTTCCGGGCCTAAATGCCATATTCGGAATGGAGTATGGAGAGGTAAATAATGAATTAGAACCTCTCTATGAAATTGAAAACTCAGATCGTGCATTTGAAGAAGAAGTACTTTTCACCAGCTTTGGTTCAGCACCAACGAAAGGTGAAGGGGCTGCTGTTTCGTATGATGATGCTCAGGAAAGCTACACAGCACGTTATACTGCTGAAACTGTAGCATTGGCTTTTGCTGTAACTGAAGAAGCAATGGAAGATAATCTTTATGATACCTTTGCTAAACTTCGGGCTAAAGGTCTAGCCAGAGCAATGGCTAATACGAAACAAGTTAAAGCTGCTAATGTTTTCAACAATGGTTTCAGTGATACTATTGGTGATGGACAGGCTTTCTTTTCAGGTTCACATCCAACTGTAGGTGATGGTAATCAGAGCAACTTAATTGCTGCATCTGATCTATCTGAAGCTACACTTGAAACTGCATTAACCAATGTACAGAAGATCAAAGATGATCGAGGTATCCTAATTGGTGCAAGTGCTGTTTCTCTGCATATTCCTGTAGACTCATGGGCAATTGCAGATCGTATTTTATCTAGCCCCGGCAACACTCAAACGAGTCAAGCTGCTGCTAATCCAAATACGAATGCAATTAATGCTACTCGTCACTTGGGTATGCTACCTGACGGCTATCATATCAACCGAAGGTTCTCTGATACAACTTCTTGGTTTATCAAGACTGACGTACCAAACGGAACTAAAATGTTTGTACGTTCACCTCTTCAAACTAAGATGGAACCTGACTTTGATACTGGTAATCTTCGATTTAAGGCAAGGGAACGATATAGTTTCGGTGTCTCAGATTGGAGAGGATGGTTCGGTAGTCAAGGATCATAAGTCTAACTGTGGGGAAGTGGCTCTAGTCACTTCCCTACTACTATAAGGAGCAGATATGACTACAAACGTAAAAGTAGCACAAAATGTAAGTAGTGATGGAGCAATCATAACAGGCTTTCGTTATATTGATACCAACACAACTTTAGGAGATGAGGGAACTGGTTCTGATCCTTCTCCATCTACAACCCGTGTTCTTGCTATTCATACTTATTCAACTCTTGCAGGTGAGATTGTTCTGTCAGGATCAAAACAGATTACAAATAAATCAGCTAAAGGAACAGCTATTCGTTACCGTGTAGGAGCAACTGATTCTAATGATCAGTATATAGGAGATATGGGAGTAGGAGTTTTTGGTATTGTTAGTGTAGCCACTTCTGGAACAGGAACGATGGCTCCAACAATTACATTGTATCTAGGCTAACAATGCCTAATTTTGCATATTTAAAAACAGATTTAATTAATACGACTGAGAACGACTCTACTGAATTTTCCTCTCAAGTTTCGGCTTTTGTAAAGAAAACAGAATTTCGTATGGTTAAAGATCTGGATGACTCTGGACTAGATGAGTATACTAATATATCGGTATCATCTGGCAATGCTGGTACTGTGTCTTTAAATGATAGAGTTCGTATTGTTCGTAATGTAAACTTTAAGGTAAGTACAGGGACAACTGTAACAAACTTACTTCAAAGAACAGTAGAGTATGTTAATGATTACTGGCCTGTTAGTGCATCTACAGGTACACCTAGATACTATACAAGAAAAAATAATTCTAGTATTAAGATAGTACCCACACCAGTTTCAGCACTTACAGTAGAAATACAATCACAATCTCAGCCACTACCTCTAGCTTCTGCTACAGGTACAAGTGTAACAACCCAAAATTATTTTAGTGATTATTGTTATCAAGCTCTCTTTGCAGGATGCATGGTAGAAGCTACAATGTATATGAAAGATTGGAATACACTTCCAGTATGGCAGAACGAATATCAAACAGCTATAGCAACATTACGTAATCAGGCTAGAAGGACTCGACAGGATGATATGGCAGTTGCAGCTTCTCCTGCTGGCGGTCCCGATACAATCACTCAAGGGGCAAGTTAATGGTTAATAGAGCTAGTATTAGACAAGAGATTATGAAGCCGGGATTAAAAAAAGGCGGTAGAATTAAAAAGAAAAAGAAATTAAATATTAAGAAGGCTATTAAAAAACCGGGATCATTACGTAAGTCTCTAGGTATTAAGAAGGGAAAGACTATCCCTAAGTCAGTTTTAAATAAGGCAGCTAAAGCTCCCGGTAAATTAGGACAAAGAGCTAGGTTTGCCAAGAAATTAAAGAAATTAAGATCAAAGAAAAGGAGAGGTTAAAATGGGATTAGGACCACATACATTATTAAAGTATCCACCAGATCTGAAAAAGATACTAGGTAAGCCTACAGGTCAAGGATATGGTGCAGCTAGAAAGGGACCAGATGTTGTAGGTCCACCACAGGATGTTGTTGTTGAGGAGGATTATGAACAAGGAAAAGCTTTTAAAATAGATACCTCTGATAAAGACAGTACATATGGGGAGGCTTAATTATGTCAGTACGACCACCTACTTCACAAAGAAAAACAGGACAATTTAGTTCTAGGGCTGAAAAAATAAAAGCTCTCAAAGAACGATCAAGGAAATTAAATCCTTTATCTCCTACCAGAAAAAAAATAATGCAGCAGATAAAAAAGTTAGAGGCAGCATCTAAACCAGTGCCTAAAAAATTTACATATACTGGAAAAAAAATAGGAGATAAGAAGACAAAAACAGGACAATTTAAAGAAAAAACTCCTAAAGTTAAAACTCCTCTCTTTAAATTAAAGGATGATCCAAGTAAAAGATTAAGAGAAAAAAGATTAGCTGAAGAAAAAGCTAACAGAGAAAAAGTTAGATTAGCTAAAGGAAGAAAGGCTTCTGAGAAATTACAAGATATTCCTCCTATTAAAAAAGTAGACAGAGGTAAACCCGGAAGAACTATAGGAAAGCAAGTAGGAAAAAGTAGAACAGCAGTAAAGGGAAAAGTTGATCCATTAGCTGTTAAAGATAAGTCTATGACTAAAAAGAAAATATCACCTGTAGATAAATCTCCTAAAACCTATGGAGGTAAATTTACTACTAAAACTAAACCAAAAATAGTAGCTGCTAAAAAGAAACCTAAGAATAGATTAGAGATACTTAAAGAGAGAAGTAAAACAACATCTACTCAAAAAACAGATTATATAAATCCTAGAGATCCAAAAAGACTAGAAAAAATACAAAAAAGAAAATTAGGTAGAACAGCAGTAAGTGATATGCTGAAGGCAAGGCAAGCAAAACCTACTAGTAAAGATATTACGTCTGGTAGAGATGCAGAGGCAAAGAGAAAGGCAGCTAAAGCTAAACAACAAGCAAGTCGTGCTAAAACACGTACTGGAACATTTAAAGATCTTTATAAAGGTCAAAAAGATAAAAGACCTGCTACAGCAGTATCTAAAGCTAGAACATTTAAAGATCCTTATAAAGATCAGAAAGATAGAAAACTTGGTACAGCAGTACCTGTAAGGAAAAAGGTAGTTAAAAAGGCAGTTAAACAGAAAGTTCCTTCTAAATTAATAACAACACCTAAAACTAAAACATTTACAGATCCTTATAAAGATCAGAAAGATAGAAAACTTGGTACAGCAGTACCTGTTAAAACACCTGTAAGTAAAGTAGTACCAAAAAAACCTATGGGTAAGGCTATGTCAGATAGACCTGAAGGCCGGAGTCAAAGAAAAGATTACGACCACTTTCTTAAAAGTAGAGGTGGTATAGAAGGATTTCAGTTTAATTTATTTGGTAAAAATAAAACAGTTGCAGAAGCAAGTAAAGCAGCTAAAGAAGCTTATGATGAAGAACAACGGGATCGTAAAAAAATATCACAACAGGATTTCTATCAGTACGGAGAAGGCCGAAGATCTCAACTTAAAAAAGGTGGTATGGTTAAAAGAAATAAAGGTGGGGCTGTAAGAGGCGTAGGTCAGGCTCTTAGAGGATTTGGTAATAATTCTAGATATTCTAATAAAATGTATTAGGGAGGATTAAGATGGCAGGAATGACAAGAGTGGGACTTTATCCAGCAGAAATGGCAAGGGCTGGTACAATGTCCGAAGAAGATCGTCTTCGTTATATGAAGAAGGGTGGTAAAATCGGAAAGAAAAAGAAAAAGAAACAAGGATATAAAGCCCGTAAAGATGAATCGATTGCGATGAGAGTCAAGAAGAAACGAACCAAGAAACAACTCAAGGCAAGTCGAGATGAATCCTACGGTAAGTGGGGTAAAGGTAAAGGTAAAGGAAAGATCAATCGTTCTGGAGATGCTTTAGTTGCTGCTCAATACGATTAATAAAGAACTTTATGAGAAGTCTGTACGAGAAGGTTTTGATGATTATTCATTAATAGATTATAGTATTCCTAAAGTTAATCGAGAAAACTATAAAACTTTTAATGAATATTTTCAAGATCTTTCTAATTATATTTATGTAAAATATAGGTATACTTATGGTAGTAAATATAAGAAAAATAAATGACCAATGAATGTATACATTGTGAGCATCCTTGTCACTGTGATATGATGTGTTCTTTTCATGATGGTGAAGATATGTGTAAATGTGATGAATGTAATTGCAGACCCTCCGATTGGGGAGAACCGACAATAGATATGGAGTAAAAATATGATCATGAATTTTAAACATTTAAGAGATGTAAAATTAAATTATATGAGACATTTAATATTTACATGGGTTGAAAGTATAAGAGGAACACTGGTCATGATTGGATTAATTATACATGGAGTATTTCCTTTTATTTTACCGAATATGTTTTCTTCTTATATAAAAGGGGCTGATATAAGAATTAAAAAGATAGGAACATAATGGCAGTATCAGGCACATATAATTTTAATCTGGATATAGATGAAGTAATCCAAGAAGCTATGGAAATGATTGGGGGTGAAGATACTCTTGGTCATGAGCCAGCTTCAGCCAGACGTTCTATCAATCTTATGTTAAGAGATTGGCAGAATAGGGGTATACTTCTCTGGACTACCAGTACTACGGCTGTAACAGTAGTTGCTTCGACTACTGCATACGATCTGGCAAGCAGTACGATTAATGCTCTTGAAGTTGTTATCAGTAGAGATAATACAGATGTTAAACTAACTCGTATTACTCCTGAAGAGTACTTGATTATTCCTGCCAAGACACAAACAGGTAAACCTAATCAGTATAGTGTTAGAAGGAAAAGAGATAATCCAGTAATGTCTGTATGGCCGATACCAGATAATTCTACAGATATTTTAAAAATAGAAATAGTTAAAGAAGTTGAAGATACAAATAAATCTGCTGATCAAAATGCAGATGTACCAAAAAGATTTTTACCAGCATTAACTTGTGGATTAGCTTACTATATGTCTATGAAAAGACCTCTGGTAGCCGACACAAAAATTGCTATGTTGAAAACAAACTATGAGGAAAAGTTAGGAAGAGCTATGGAAGAAGATAGAGAAAGAGCCAGTATCTATCTATTGCCTCGTCTAACTTTTTATAATTAATGGCTACACAAAGGAATGCTCTAGCTCAATGTGATATCTGTGGTTTTGTATATCCACATAGAGTAATGAGATTAAATAGTTATGGATTAGTGGTATGTCCACAGGATTTTGAAGGTCAATTTGATTTAAAAAATAACCCTCAAAATAAAGTACCAAGAGTAAAAGATAACCCTGCTATTAGAAATCCTAGACCTGATACAGGTGGTAGAGGAACTACATGGGATAAGACTGTTACATGGATAACAGTAAATCCTACAACTCTGGCAGAAACAAGACATACAACACAGTATGATGATGCTAACAAAAGTTGGGATGCAATATGACAGACTTAACAGGAAAATTAATATCAGATACCTATAAGCAGTTACTACAGATTAATGCCAGTACAACAAATACTGGAGTAAAAACTTCAATAACAAACGTACAATCAGGGGATGGAACAGCTAGTGCTTTAAATATTGGGACATCGGCAGTACAAGTTTCAGGTACTTTTAGAGTACATGGACATGCTAGTGTAAGTGGAAGTTTACTTGTAAGAGATAAAGTTTGTGCAAGTTCTTTTTTTGGAGATGGTTCTAATCTTACTGGTATTACAGCTTCTGTTGGTGGAGATATATCAGTCAGTCATGCTATAATAGGTGGAACCTTATCTGTAATAGGAAATGCAGTATTTGAATCTAATGTAACTGTAAGTGGTACATTTGATGTGGCAGGTAATACAAGTATAGGAGGAACATTAACAGCTACTGGTGCTACTCAATTAGGTTCTACCGTAACGGTAGTAGGTAAGGGAGTATTTGAGGGAGATGTTTCGGTTAGTGGAGATCTTGATGTAGCTACTAATGCTTCAGTAGGTGGAACATTGGCAGTAACAGGAGCTAGTACATTTACAGCTAAGTCAGAATTTAAGAATGATGTATCAGTAAGTGGAAGACTTGATGTAGCTACTTCTGCTTGTATTGGAGGTATTGCCAAGTTTAGAGATGATGTATCTGTAAGTGGAAATCTTAATGTAGTCGGAAATGTAACAGCTAATAAGTTTTATGGAGATGGCTCTGAACTAACAAATGTTGAAGCAGAACTAGGGATAGCTACAAATATTTCAGTATCGGGATTTATACATGCAGGTGGAAGTGTATCAGTATCTGGACCATTTAATGTTGTAGGAGCAGCTACATTTCAAAGTGGAGCTTCTGTAAGTAGTTTTGTAAATGTAAATGGTACTTTAACTGTAGCAGGAGCAACTTCTCTAGCATCTACTCTTAGTGTAGGAAGTGCAGCTAACTTTCTAAGTACAGTTACAATAGCAAGTCATGCTAGTATTGGAGGTAATTTAAGTGTAGGAGGAGCTACTAATCTAGGATCTACTGTTACTGTAGCTGGTGCAGCTATTTTTGAAGACAGTGTATCAGTTAGTGGTAATGTGGATATGGCAGGGAATGTCTCTGTAGGAGGAACTGCACAGATAACTGGTAATGCAAACTTCGATGGAGATGTATCTGTATCTGGTGATGTATCTATAGGTACTAATCTCTTTGTGGGTGGTACTGTAACGATTGTAGGTAATACAACTATGACAGGAGATCTAGGTGTAGGAGGTGCTGTAAGAGTTAGTACAAATGCTTCTGTAGGTGGTACTCTGGATGTAGGTGGTAATGTTTCTATAGGAGGAAATGTAACTGTTAAGGGAGATGTACATGTAAGTAGTAAAGTATGTGCTTCTGCTTTCTTTGGAGATGGTTCTAATATTACAAATGTTCCTATTGATATAACAGGAAATATATCTGTTAATAATGCTACAATTGGTGGAAATTTATTTGTAGGAGGAACAGTAACGGTAGCAGGAATTGGTATATTTGAAACTGATGTGTCTATTTCGGGAGATTTAGATGTAGCTACTAATGCTTCCATAGGTGGTACTTTTACTGCCACAGGGGCTGCTCAATTAGGATCTACAGTAACAGTTGTAGGTAAGGCTGTATTTGAAGGTGATGTATCAGTTAGTGGAGATATAGATGTGGCTACAAATGCATCTATAGGAGGTACTCTAACAGCTACAGGAGCTACTCAGTTAGGTTCAACAGTTACAGTAGTTGGTATTGCTATATTTGAAAGTGATGTTTCTGTATCTGGTGATCTTGATGTAGCTACTAATGTTTCAGTAGGAGGTACTTTCCAAGCAACAGGGAATGCAAACTTTGATGGTGATGTTTCTGTAAGTGGAGATGTTTCTATAGGAACTAATCTTTATGTTGGTGGTACAGTTACGATTGTAGGTAATACAACTCTAACAGGTAACTTTGCAGTAGGTGGTACTACTACTATAACAGGTAATTCAGGATTTTTAGGTACAATTAGAGTAAGTGGTAATACTTCTCTTGAAGGTCAGTTACAACTAACTGAGTCAGCAGCAGCAGCCGTACATACAACGGCTATTAATGGTATAACTTCTGTTTCTCTTAATTTTGGTACAGCACAAAACTTTCTGACTACGGTTACAGCAGCACATACAATGGCTAGACCTACTAATGCTAGAGTAGGTCAAGTAGGTAGTGTCTTCTTTGTACAGTCAGGAGGAAGTGGGACTCTAGCTTGGAATGCTGCTTGGAAGTTTCCAGCAGCTACAGATCCAACCTTTTCTACTTCTAATGGAGCCGTAGATAGACTTGATTATATTGTTGCTTCTATTTCAAGTGACAATACAGGTGAAAATATACAAGCAATTTTATCACAGGAATATGGATAATGGTTTTTCAAAATAATTTATTAATGGGTGCTGCTTCAACAACAGGAGGAACGACTGGTGGTCAACTTTGGACATGGGGCATGGGTTTTAGTGGCCGGTTAGCAGATGGAACTACAACTAATAAGTCTTCCCCTGTTCAGGTTGGTTCTGATGAAGATTGGGTAAGTATTTCTACACATGGTTCTAATGGTATTGGGGGTGCTACGAGAACAGATGGTACTATTTGGGCATGGGGTAGAGGTCGTTATGGTGGATTGGGGCAGGGATCTGTAGAAAACAAATCCTCTCCCACACAAATTGGTTCTGATACGGATTGGTTCCAAATACAGCAAGGGAATGATACTAGTTATGGTTTAAAGACTGACGGAACATTATATTTTTGTGGAAGAAATGATAAGGGACAAGGCGCACAGGGTGATTCGGAGAATGTTTATTCTTCCATGACTCAAATCGGTTCCTTAACTGATTGGAAGGGAAGTGTAACGCAAGACGATATAAACGGTGGCTTTAATACTATGGCAATCGCCACTAATAGTGCATTTTTTATTAAATCGGATGGTACATTATGGACATGGGGTAATAACGCAACAGGACAACTAGGTCAAGGTGATGAAACTTCTCGTTCTTCACCTGTTCAAATTGGCTCAGATACAGACTGGAAATGGGTGAGTGCAACGTCTTATCATGTATTTGCAGAACGAACTGATGGTTCTATCTGGGGATGGGGGTATAATAAAGACGGTCAATTAGGTCTTGGAACTTCTGGATCTTTAAACAATAAAAGTTCCCCTGTACAACTAGGATCAATCACGGATTATAAACATTTTGGTGCTGGACATCTCACTACTACTCTCATAAAGGCTGACGGAACTCTTTGGCTATGTGGAGAAAATAGTTATGGCCAATTAGGTCTTGGAGACACAACAGACCGTTCTTCACCTGTTCAGGTTGGCTCTGATACGGATTGGCATAGATGTTTGCCGGGAGAATTCATGAATGGTGCTACTAAAACAGACGGTTCTATCTGGGTATGGGGGGGTAATGATTCTGGAAATTTAGGTATTGGAGACACAACAAACCGTTCTTCACCTGTTCAGATTGGTTCAGATACGGATTGGGGGAATAATAGGGGTGGTAGTGCTTATTCCAGTAATATTAGAGGACTTTGATAACATATGTATTTTTTAACAGGCTTTCCTCGTTCTGGTTCGACACTTTTAAAGTGTTTACTGAATCAACGCCCTGATACTTATGCAAGTAATACCAGTAATCTGTCTGATATGATAGAAGCATTTGATCATTTGTGGAAAACAAATTCAGCAAGTCCAGTAGGATCAACTGATGGTTTAAGTCAAGAAGAGTGTATTAAACTCCTACAGCATCAACGATATGCTAATATAGATAAACCTATAATTTTTGATAAATCTAGAGGATGGCCGAATATTATTGAGTTAATGAAAAAGGTACAGGATACAATAAAGATTGTAGCAACAGTACGTCCTGTTAATGAATGTATAGCTTCAGCAATGAAGATATTTAATCCCGATACTCTTCAAGGAAGTAAGGTAGATACTACATTAAAAATATGGTTAGAAACTATACTTGATACTTATACAAGCATAAGAATAAGTTATGAAAAATATCCCGATAACTTTTTGTTAATTGAGTATTCTGATTTAGTTAGCAACACTCAAGATCAAATGGATCGTATTTCTGATTTTATCGGTGTAAAGAAATTTGATCACGATCTTAATAATGTTCCTCCTTCTAATGAAGAAGATAGGATTTGGGGAATAAAAGATCTTCACAAAGTTCGATCAAAAGTACAGGCAGAGAAATATAATGCCCAAGAACTTATCGGTGATCATCTTTGGAAGCAGTATGAAGGTGGTGAGTTTTGGAACGATAAACCAGAGCCAAAAAGAGATAATTTATTAGACTTACAACTAGAGGCGGGGTTACGTGGAGATTTTAAAAAAGGTTGGGAAATTGCCCAACAATTGCAAAAGAAACAGCCAGACAATCACAGGGCTAATTTTAATCGTGGATGGTATTTGCTTCGTCAGGGGAAATTATTTGAAGGTCATAACCTTCTTGATTATGGAAGAATGAATAATGTTTTCGGTAATCGTCACATAGGAAGTGCTAAACCTATATGGAATGGTGAAGAAGGAACGGTTCTTTTAAATTTAGAAGGAGGTCTTGGTGATCAGATTAACAGTTACCGTTGGGCTTTTGATTTACAGGATCGTGGAAATCGTGTGGTAATTTCCTGTTCTTCAGAGATTGGTTCTATCTTTGCAAAAGATTTTATTGTTGTTGAAAGTAAGGCTGCTTGTAGTGTGTATCATGATTACTGGATTCCTTCGATGTCGGCTACTGTTCCTTTTAAATATGAGTATAAAGACTTAAAGGGAACTCCATATATTAAACGTACTGCTGATCCTATACCCGGAAGAATAGGTGTGAGATGGAGTGGTAATCCACAGTTTGAACACGAACAGCACAGATTTTTCCCTCCTGACTTAATGTTTGATGCTGTAAAAGGACATAATTGTATTTCTTTGCAAAGAGATAAAGATGCAGATTTAAGACCAACATGGATGAAACAAGCTCCTTTACAAAACTGGGAGATGACTAGAACAGCAATTAGTGAGTGTGAATTAGTAATAAGTTCGTGTACAAGTATAGCTCATCTTTCTGCTGCAATGGGAATAGAAACGTGGATCGTAGTTCCTGTTTTATCTTATTATCTGTGGGCATTACCGGGTAATAAATCACCCTATTATGATAGTGTTACGTTATTTAGACAGAAGGAGTATGGGTCTTGGGAACATCCATTTTCCGAAATTAAGGAGAAGTTAAAATGCAATACGCATATGTTGAAAATGGCAGCATAGGTTATATTGGAGAATTATCAAAAATATTTAAAGAAAGTAATAAGTTTCTAAAAACTCTTGAATGGTTTCCAGCAACTATAATTAAGGAATCCCCAGTTACTAGGAAAGCTAAAGAGAATGAAGTAACGTATATAGTAGAAACTTCAGATAAAGTTATTATTATTCAAAGAGTTTGTAAACAGGAGAAGACGAATGATCTATAAATATAAAACTACCCGTATATATCCGGGTAAGGGATGGAGGGACGATGAGGGGGTTCAGTATCCTAAAAACTGGAATATCTGGTCTGCTGATGAAAAAGCTGAGAGGGGTGTAACAGAGATTAAGGAAGATACTCCACCAGATGGCAGGTTATATGATTGGGAAATGGATGATAATGGAAAAGTCACATCTACTGCTAAGTCTATGTCCTTTCTTAAAGCAGACATAAAAAAACAAATTGATAGTAATCAACTTACACGTTTAAGTGAAAGTGATTGGGCTATTATTCGTAAGGCTGATAAAGGAACGGCTGTTCCAACAAACATTCAGACATGGCGTGATGCAATTCGTACTAAAGCTACAGAGATGGAAACTGCTGTTAATGCCTGTTCTAGTGTAGATGAAATAGCTGATTTATGGGTTGTACATAACGATGATGGTTCTGTTAAATCAGGTATTCTTTACGTATGGCCTGAATTGGAGGAGTAATGTTTAAAAAAATATTAATTTCTAGTATCTTACTTTTTTTTATTTCTGGATCTATCCATGCTCAAAAGAAAAAGCCTGAATTAATTTTAGGAACTATAATGACAACTTTACCTGCTCATTGTGCTACAACAAAAGAGATGGTAAAAGTATTTAAAAATGATCAAATAGTATTTACAGGAATTGTAGATCAATCTAATGTATTTAAAATATATTTAAAAAAGGAAGGGATTTGGACATCTATGCTTTCTAATGTATCAGGTATATCTTGTATTTATTTTTCAGGAATACCGGGAATGTTAGAATCTCCAAAATCTCTTAAAAAGAATACAAGATTAAGGATATGGGAGTAAGATAAATGGCTAGTTCATATACAACAAATCTACGTTTAACAAAACAAGGAGATGGAGACAATCCAAATACATGGGGTGATGTTCTCAATAATGTAATGAGCCTTGTTGATCAAGCTGTTGCTTCTTATACAACTGTTTCTATTGGATCTGCTGCTACCGTTACTCTTACAGAAAATCAGGGAAGTAGTGATCAATCCAGATCTGCTATCCTAGAATTTAAAGGAACAGTAGGAGGAGCTAATACTTCTATTATTGTTCTAATACCTAATTCACCTAAAACATATGTCATTAGAAATGTAGTCTCAGCTAATACAACAGCTACTGATGCAGTTGTTTTAAGAGTAGCAGGTAATACAGGAGTAACAGTAGGAAGTGGAAATGGTTATTATATAACAAATGGAACATCTGTCTTTTCTGTAATTGGTGATACAGGTACAGCAGCTTCTAGAAATGTAGGAGTTTGTGCTACAGAAATTCCAGATACTTCTCTTGCTGATATAAGATATGTTCCTACCTCTGTATCAAGTACGATTGTAGCTGATAAACATTTTACAGCTTCTGTTGTTTTTACCAGTACGGTAAGAATAGATGGAATACTTTCAGTATCAGGTCCAGTAAAATCATTTATTACGACACTTACAGATGCAGCTTCTATTGCAGTATCAATGAATACAGGTAATAACTTTTTAGTAACTCTGGGTGGTAATAGAACACTAGCTGCTCCTTCTAATGCTACGGCAGGACAAACAGGAAGTATCTATGTAATACAGGATGCTACTGGAGGAAGAACTCTTAGCTATAATGCTGTATGGAAATTTGTAAGTGGATCTGCACCTGCTGCTACTTCTACCAGTGGGGCAGCAGATATGATAGTCTATAATGCTAGAAGTGCTACTACAATTGATGCTGTAATGCTCAAAGATTTTAAGAGATAATAAATGACTTCTCAACTAGCAAAATTTGATTTTCAGCAAGGGTTTAATAGAGAAACTACCCAATATGCTGAAGAAGGCAAGTGGTTTGATGGGAACCGTGTCAGGTTTCGGGCTGGAAAACCAGAGAATACCAGAGGATATGAAACAAAAGTATCTACTGCATTTGATGGTTCTGCCAGAGATCTCGTAACATGGAGAGATAATAGCAATAAAAAGAGAGCTATCTTTGCTACACCAGATAAAGTTTATGAACATGATGGAGATCAAATAACAGATATAACTCCGATTGCAACTCTTGTTACATTAGCTAATGTATTTGGAACAACTGCTGGATCTACTAGGGTATGCTGTTCAGATGGTTCACATGGAAGAGAAGTAGGAGATTGGATTTTATTTACATCTGCTGCTACATTTGGAAGTAATGTAAGTATACAAGGAAATATATATCAAATTACTTCTGTTATAAATGTAAATTCATTTACAATATCTATTTCAAATGATGCAGGAGCTACTTCTACACAAGCAGGATCTGCAACCTTTAATTATTATATTGCTACAGGAGCTTCTGTAGCATCTCAAGGAGTAGGATATGGAGCTTCTGATTATAATGCAGCAGAGCCTACATCAGTGGGTCTTAGCAAGATTACAGCTACTGGTGGTTCTCCACTTGTCACTGTTTCTTGTGATGCTGCTCATGGTGGTGTTGCTAATGATTTTATCGTATTTCAAAATACTTCCATAGATTCCGTAGCAGCTACAATAGGAGGTAATTTAAATCTTACCAAGCCAGCAGCAGGAGGGCCACAATTTACAATTGTTTCAATAAATAGTACACAAGTAATTGTTAGTGCTGCTGCTAATGCAAGTGCAAGTGGAGATGTAACATCTTCTATTAATATGACTGCTTTAATTTATCCACAGACGGCAGGAGGGGGATCAGGAAGAGCATGGAATGAAGCAGCTTCAGCAGATTCTCTTGATCTTGCTCTTGATATAGCTCAATGGAGTATGGATCTGTGGGGTGAGAATGTATTGTTAAACCGAAGAGGAAGTAATATGTATTACTTTATTACCCAAGCTTCGACTTCTCCTGTAAGAGCTACAACAGTTACAACATCTCCTATTAGTGTAAACTCTTTGATTGTCTCTCCAAACGATAGACATGTTGTTGCATTGGGAGCTAATGAATTTAGTCCTACTGCTACTGTAAGTGGTACATTTAATCCTATGTTGGTTAGATGGTCAGATCAGGGAGACAGATCTAATTGGGTTCCTTCAGTAAGTTCTACAGCAGGGGAAGTTGTTCTTACAGATGGAACTAAGATAGTAGGAGCAGTACGATCAAAGAATGCTATTAATATATGGACAGATAACTCTTTATGGCTGATGGAATTTGCTGGTCCTCCTTTTACATTTAAGTTTCAACAGGCAGGAACAAACTGTGGAATGATAGGACCACATGCAGGGATTGACTATAATGGTGTGACTTACTGGATGGGATTTGATAACTTTTATGCCAATACAGGACAGGTAGAAGTACTGGATTGTACAGTAAGAAGATTTATTTTTGATAAACTTAATACGACTTATTATGATAAAGTTTATGCAGGAATTAATTCAGAGTTTAAAGAAATAATATGGTTGTTTGTTTCTAATGATGCAACAGAATGTGACAGCTATGTAGTCTTTTCTCCTGAAGAAAATTATTGGGTATATGGAGATACATTCTTTACAACATTTAAAGATAGAGAAGTTTTTGGAAATACAATAACTACTGGAGCTACAACGACAGGAAACTTTTTATTTAATAATGAACCAGCAGATGTCTTTACAGGAGATGGTGCAACATTAACTTCTTTTGTAGAGTCTGCTGACTTTGATATAGATGATGGTAATGCTATCATGTTTATGAATAAGATAATACCAGACTTTGATTTAAGTACTGGTAAGATTAAATTACATCTTGTTTCTAAACAATATCCAGAAAGTAGTGAGTCTATTACAAAAGAGTTTGATATAACAAATACAACACAAAAGGTTAATCTTAGAGCTAGAGGAAGGCAAGCAAAGGTAAGGGTATCTTGTGACTCTAATAATGCTAGTTGGAGATGGGGATCTATCCGATTAGGAGTACAGGGAGATGGGGGAAGATAATGGCAAGATACCCAACTCTACCAATGTATCTAACAAACGAAGAAATTAAAACTATGTATAAGGAAGTTCAGAGATGGGGATCAATGTTGATTAATGAACTTGATAGTAGAGACTTAGAATTAAGGAATACACCATCTACCAATATTTTTAGTGTGGTAACAATAACAAGTATAGGTCGTCCCAGAAAGGGAGATATATCTTACTCAGCCAGTAGTGGTAAATTTAGAGGTTATGTTAGTGTTGGATCGGAAACATCTTGGCAGGATTTAAATTAATGAAAACAATGGCAGAACATTTTGGTATAGTAAACAATGAAACTTTATTTGGTATCTATAATAAAGGGATGGTAGTGCGAGATGATATGTATTCTATGCAACAAAAAATACCACAACAATTTGGGAATCAGCAGAAACTAGTGTATAATTATAACAATCAAAATAACTTTGATACCCAAGGTGATATTAGTAACTTTACATCTAGACAAATGGGGAATCAATATGAATAGAGGTGCTAATATACCAGTATTTCAGCCAGTACAGACTGTTCCTAATAAGGTACAAGGTGCTTTAGATCATAGGAAAATAGCTCAAACACCTAATCTTGGAGATGATTTAAGATATATAAAAGATCGAAGAGAACAAAATCCTTCGCAACAAGTAGCTGGTAATTTTATAGATGATGTAATTAAGGGATTACGTAGAGATAATCCTACAGATTTTATGACAAGAGGAATACGAGGAATACAAGATTTTCAACATAGGAATCGAGAGGATCTTCAAAGACCTAGAGAAGAAGTTGTAGAAGGAGAAGAAATTGTAGGAAGCATGTCACCTGATGAGAAAATAGAGCATGGTGAACAAGTAATAAAACTGATAGCAATGGAAAATTTACTTGGACGGGCTTTAGGACCAAATGCAGAAAAGGAAATAAGTAATGTTTCTAAAGATCTATTAGGTGTATCAACAGAAGATCCATCTATAATTGAAAAAATTCCATCAGCCCAAGGTGGTTTAATAGGCATGGCACTTGGAGGAAAATTTGAAGGCAGAGTTAGAGGAGATGGGCATGGTATGCAGGATAATGTCTTTATGCCTATAAAGGAAGAGGGAGAACAAGTAGCTACATTAGCAGTCAGTCCAAAGGAATACGTAGTTGATGCACACACTATGTCTGCTATTGGTAATGGTAATGCAGATAAAGGAGCAGATGTAATGGATAATGTAGTAGAACATATTAGAGAAAAAGCCTATGGCACAGACCAACAACCAAATCAAATAGATGGTCTTGCTGCTCTTAGGCCAATGATAGAAAGGGTATAAAGATGGGTTTTTTATCTTCATTATTTGGAACAAAAAGAAGTAGTTCACCAAGTTCAACTGTTGTTCAATCAAGTAAATTACCAGAAGAAATAGCTCCTTTTGTTAAGGAGATCCTTGGTGAGGCACAACAGTTATATAAAGGAGAATTAGCTAGAGGTTATCAACCATATACAGGTGCAACTATAGCTCCTTTGACTCCTGATCAAGAAGCTGCTCTGACAGGACTTGCAGGATTACCCGGAACTACAACACCTTTCCTTGAGAAGGCTACAGAAATTTATGAGACAGGTGGAGAAAGATTTACACCTGAGATTGCCGAAGAGTTTATGTCTCCGTATCAAAGAGCAGTAACTGACATTGAGAAGAGAGAAGCTCAAAGACAATTTGAAAGAAATATTATGCCTAGATTTGAGGCTGAAGCTGTAGGGGCTGGTGGTCTTACAGGTCTTGGTACAAGAGCAGGAGTAGAAGCAGCAGAACTTCAGAGAGGACAATCACAACTTCTATCTGATATAGAAGCTAAAGGATTGCAGAAAGCTTATGATGATGCCAGAAAAGGATTTGAACAACAAAAGCTTAGAGAACGAGGCATGGCAGCAGATCTGTCTGGACTAGGTACTCAGGCTTTAACAAGTAGAATATCAGAATTAGGAGCGCAAAAGGCAGCAGGAGAAGAGAGACAGGCATTAGGCCAATCTGCTTTGGATGAAGCTTATTATAAATTTTTAGAGAAACAGCAATTCCCTCAAGAAACATTAGCACAGTATTCAGGAACTGTTTATGGTAATCCTCTGGCTAAAACATTTGATACAACTGACGTTACAAGTAGGCCACAACCTAGTACAGGACAGTCTCTCTTAAGTCTAGGTCTTTCAGGTCTTGGTATGTTTGGTATGGGAAGAGGAAATATTTATGGGGGAGGTTTCCCTATTAGAACCGCAGGAGGTGGATCTATAGGAAGACTATCAGATAAAAATCTGGGTAAGTATATGAGAGAAGGTTCTGGTGCTATCTCTGCTGGTGATAGAGATCAATTAATGAGAATGTATAAGAGTGGTTTGTCTGGACTCCCTGTGATAAGAAGGCAAATGGGTTCAATAGGAACAGATCCTGAAGCTTTTGGAGAGCCTATTAATTGGAGAGAAGTTGATCGTACTATAGGAAAATATGCTGGTCCTCCTGCAAGATATATTAATAAAATACTTACAGACTTAGCAGGTGCGCCTGTTGATGTTGCAACTCAAGTATTAAATAAATTAGGAATAACTAGTATAGCTCCTTCACAAGCAATAGGAGGAAGTCAAAGTATTAAAAGAGGAATGAAAAATGTATTAGGATCAGAAGTACTTCCTCCTCCAACTACAGAAGAAATAATGGCTACTTCTTCTAGACAACCTGATTTAGAAGTTGATGTAACTACAATAGAAGGTGTTGAACCTCCCGGTACAGTACCTACAAAAGACGATATTTTGAAATTGAAAATGGAAGAAGCTAAACAAGATACAGATAAAGAAAAAAAAGTAGGAGTAGTTGAACAAGCAGATATGTTACTCACAGAACCTAAGAAACCAGATACTACTAAAAAGGATGACGTAAGTGGTTTTGGATTTATTAGTAGTATGATAGAAAATAATACTAAATTTCAAAAAATGATTGATGAAGGAATAACATCAGTAAACGACTTACAAGATCAATTAAAAGAGGCTATAGGTCAAGATAAGAAAACCAGAAAAGATTCCAGAACAAAAAGAAATGAACTTGCTTTCTGGAAAAGTTTACTTATAGCTGGAGAAGCTGTTGGTTCAGCAGATCCTTCTCAAGGTTTTCTAGCTGCTGCTGCTAAAGGTGCGTCTGCTGGAGGAAAATCTTTAGTAGAAGCACGTATGAAATTAGCAAAGGAAGCTGAAGGAGATGGTCAAAGAGCTATTGATGCAGCTAAAACTTTACTGGCTGTAGAGACTGCTGATATTAAATTACAACAAGCTGCATTAGGAGTAGAAGGAAATCTTCTTACAGCAATGGCGAATTGGACTAAGGCAAATAAAATAAAAACAAATCCACAAACATTAACTGCTGCTGTAAGATACATTAATGATACAGTTAATCAAACTTTTAAATCTGCTACTGATGCTAGAAAAGGAGAATTTAGAAAATTATTATCAGCACATGTATTAGCTAATATAAATAATAAAGAGGAGTGGGCTAAGTACAGTATACCGGGAAGAGATAGAGCCTTCTCAGGTAATCCTAATATATCAGCTACTGATGCAATTAACCAAGTAAAAAGAGGTTTAACTGTAAGCGATACAAACAAATAAGGATAACACTGTGGTAAAAACAGCAGCATATCAGTCGCAGTCTTATCAGGATACTCTTACTGAAATAGATGAGTACTTTGCTGGTCAGGGTATAGATAACCCGACTAAGGAAATGGTAGATATCTTTATTGAATATAAAGATTATGATCCTGAACAATTCAGACAGCAATATACAGAGTATGAAAAAGATATTGAGAGTGGAGGTGATGCTACTCAAGGTGGTACTTGGGTATCTAGAGTTCCGGGCAGGGCTGTAGGAGAACTTGCTAGAGGTATCTATGATGTAGGAGAAACTTTTCTTCCTGAAGGAGTAATGGAAACAGTTGATAGTACTATTGAAAGCATAGCAGAAGAAATGCCTGATTCTGTAAAAACAGAATTAACAGAATTCTTTGATCCTTTTCATGGAGATGGTCTTGGAGGAACTGTAGAATATGGAGCAGGTTATATAGCTCCTATGGTTGCTAGTGGCTTGGGGATAGTAAAGGGTATAACCTTGGGAGCTAAAGCTTTAAATATTCCTAAATTAGCTATACCATTAGCCAGAAAAGAATTTAGTGCAAAAGAATTAAAAAAATTAGAGTTGCCAAAAGAATGGACTAAACCTGCTTGGCCTTTAAAATCTTCACCTATTAAGCCAAAGGCTGGAAAATTAAAACTTGAACATTCTGCAAAAGAAATAAATTTAGGTAAACCAATAAAGTTAGCTACTGGTTATGCAGCAGGTGTTACTCTTGTTGAAGATCCAGAAGAAAATCTTGTTAATTATCTTGTAGAAACATTTCCAGAAACACTTGATTTCTTAGAACCTCTTGCCATTAATCCTGAAGACGAGAAATCGAAACAATATCTTGATGCTTTCCTAAATAATTTAATAGGATTGGAAGCTCCATTTGCTGCTTTTTATTTAAGGGCTGGCTCACCTACTGCTACAGCATTAGCTAAAGCTGCCAATCGTATGGAGAAATCAGCCTTGGTTAATTCTGAACATAAGGTATCTTCTCTTATGGATAAGATTAGAGTTCCTTTTAGAAACTTTACATCACGTAGAGGAACCGATGAAGATACTTTAGCATCCGTAATAAGAAATAGTCAAGCAGGTACATCAGCTTTAACTATTGTTAATGCTTTGAATAAAACTCTTAAAGAGAGTATGAAACAAACTTTTGGACGAGATGTAGGTCAACGTAATCTTGAACTTGTCAATAAAGCATTAGGTGGAGAGAAGAAAGCTCTTGATGAATTAGCTAAGACAGTTAATCCAAAGACAGGACAAGCTGATGTATTGAATACAGTTCAAGAAATGAGAACGATGATAGATGATTTGTCTGGAGATATATCAAAGAATTTAAATCCCGGTTCTTTACAAGCAACTATAGATAAGAACATAGGAGTTTATCTTAATAGATCTTATAGAGCTTTTGATGATCCTACATGGAAAGGCATAGATGAAATAGATCCTGCAACTCTTGAGAAAGCAAGACAATATTTACTTAAGAAACAAAAGATACCTCCTCAAGATGTAGAAGCTGTATTAAAATATCTTGCTGGTGGAATGAAAGATAAAGGAGCCATCAATTTTCAGAAGTATGATAAATTTTTAAACAAATTAGCAGAAGCTCAGATAAGAGGAACAAGTCCTCTCAGTGGTAAGAGAAATATAGCACCTCAAATTAGAAATTTATGGGGCCAATACAGAGATCCGTTTAAAAGTTTTGGAAATACTTTTGAAAAACTTTCAGTTATAAAAGCGGAACAACAATTTCTCAGAGAGATAGCCAGTAACTTAAAAAAAAGAGGGCTTGCCTCTACAGTAAAGGGAACAGGAGAAAGTTTAGAGAAGGTAGGACTAGATAGAATATCTAATCTGGGTAAGTTTGCTGCTGATAATATGGATAATCCATTGAAGGGTTTATATGCAGACAAAGCCTACACTGATATGATACAGAATGGGCTGGAAATTATGAAACCCAGTGGACCTATAATGAGACAGTGGATTAAAATGAAAGCTATGTCTCAAATATCTAAAACTGTTTTGTCTCCTGCCACACATGCTCGTAATGTTATGGGTAATAATATTATGCTGGTAGCTAATGGTATGTTACCTATTGGTAAGAATGCAGGTAAGTTTATATCTAATCGTGTTCTTAAACTGAATGATAGAAAATTTGCTGAAGAGGTAGCAGAACTACGAAGGCTTGGCGTTTTAGATAGTGATGTGAAGGCAGGTGTTATTAGATCAAATCTAGAAGATTGGGCTAAATTTGCCAATGAAGGTAGAAGTCATACAAGAATCGATAATATTTTAGAGAGAGCCAGAAGAGGAGCTAGAAAAAAGTTTGATCCTGTATTTCAATTATATAGAGATGAAGACAATCTATATAAAATGTTACACTTTAATAAAACAAAACAATATCTGAAGAAGGCTTATCCTAAGATATCTGAAAATGAATTGATGGAGTTAGCAGCTAGAAGAACTAGGGATCTAATGCCTAACTATAATCTGGTTAATAATGCTCTTAAGGGTTTAAGGAGATGGCCTGTTGGTGACTTCCTTTCTTTCCCTGCTGAGATGGTAAGAACAAGTAAAAATCTAGCTAAGTATACTATTAAGGATATTATGTCTGGTAATTCTACATTAAGAAATGCTGGTCTTAAAAGATTAGCAGGTATGTCTACTGTAGGACTAGGTGCAGATATAGCTGTAAATCAATCAATGAATGTATTTGGAATATCTGAAGATCAGAGGAAAGCTATCGATGAATCAGGACCAGATTATGAAAAGTTTGTTCCTAAAATTTTTACAAGTCCCATCAATAGAGATAAGAGTGACAGGATAGGTGTGGACTATATAAGTCTTGGTCCTATAGATCCATATGAGTATGTAAAGTTTTTTGCCAGAGCTGCTAACGAAGCTGTAGTAGGTGGACTTGATCCTGATAGGGATGTAGATTGGAATCAATTATCTATTGCTGCTTTTGATAAAGTTCTAGGTCCATTTGTTAGTCCATCTATGATTACAGAAGCTGCATTAAAATTATATAAAGGAGAATGGGATACGATGGCTCCCGGTTCAATGGAACAAGCACTAGGATATGCATTCGATCCCTTTAAGCCGGGGTTTTTTCCTCTTCTGGAAAAGAGAAGGCAATTTGAAAGAAGTAATGAAGCCAGAAAAGAAAGAGGATTAGGGCCAATAGGTAAGTATGGTAATACCTTAACAGAGAAACAAACAGATTTATTACCTAACCTTATTGGTTTAGGACAAAGAAGAAGAGACATAACATTTGGAATGTATAATAAATTATACAGACAAGGTAAAGCAGTTGAAGGAAGTAAGAGAGCTTTTCGTAACTCTCCTTCTTATAAAGATCAAACTTTAACAGGTCCAGAAAATGCTGAACAATTACTAGATGATTACACAACCTCTCAAGAATTTAAAATAAGAGAAGTTAAAAGATTAAAGAGATTAGTAGAAGCTTTTAATATATTAACTCCTGAAGGAGGAACACTATCTCAAGAAGATTTCTTTAGAGGAATTACTAAAGATGAACAAAAAGAAGATCCTTCTCAATTAATTGACTTACTATATAAAGTTATGTCTAATGAATTTGAACCTGATGACTTAACTGATAATGATATGTTATATCTTCGGACTCTAGGAAAAGATTTAGATTTAAATAAACTCTATCAGATACGTGATCAACTTATAAATACTAAAATATCGAGAGACTAATGCTGGAGCTTGGACCTAGAGAACTTCTGACTTTTGGAGTAGTAGTTACAGGAATAGCTACTACATGGGGAGTCCTGAAAGCTACGATTAAATCTATTACGGCAACTCTGGAGGATGTTAGAGAAGATGTAGCTGGTCTTAACCAACGGTTAGATAAGGTAGAGGCAAGACAAGCTGTTGCTCTGTCTTCTATTGATGTCATGGCAAAGGACATACTATCTCCCCAGATTCTGAAGGAAAGATCTGAAAGAGATGGAGCTATTGAAATGAGACTAACAGCTATGGAAAAAGATCTGGATCGGTTTCATCGAATGCATAATGGAACACATCCTAATACAACTAGAACAAAGGAAAAAGAATAATGTGGGAATACTTTTCTGTAGACGAACTTAAATGTAAAGGTACAGATG